GCATTGCTAGTAGTAATTGTGTGTGGTGTAATAAATTGTACAGCATCAATATTTAGTTGACCCCGCAGCGGGTGCTCAACGTGTAACCTCTGATCTAGGAATAGGTCGGAGGTTTTTTATGGCTAGAAAAAGGCATGGCGCTCAAGGGTCAATCTAGGACAATTATGGAAAATGTTTCATAAAATATACAATGTACAATATAAGAAACAAAAAATCGCGAATTGGGGAAAAGTTGGTCGGATAAGGGTGAATTGTAAATAAAAGACGAGTTTTTAGTACAATTATTATTAGGTCATTGCGACCTTGTACTTGTTATAGTTAATTATCATGGTCATTTATAATTGATCAGATAATCACTTATTGATGTGAATATTTAGTGGGGTTAGTGTTGATTCCAGATAAATACGTAATAATATTGTGGGAACGCACTCTCTCTCGCTTACGCTTCGAGAGTGCTTTACGCACAAATATTACTATATCTCTCACCAACAGCTAGTTGTGAAGAATTGTAATTGATCTTAGTTATAATCAAATTATGATATATTTTATCACAGAATTTAAAATTTGTAAAGGTATAATTTTTGAGCAGGTCTATTGCTCATTACTGGTTGAAAAAGTAGATTTTCTTTGCTGAGAAATAAAAATTATTTTTCTTTGCTATGGATTTAAACTGGTACAACCTTGTTATGTTTCGCCTCACACCCTTTTTCCTTCTGAACAGTAGATACACGATCATCAACCACCACTGGCCAAGGATAATACTCTTTAATTCTTGGAAAGGTTTGCTTGTTGAGAAAGATATCTGTGGGTTGTGCAGTTTTCTTTGCCTGTTCTACTAAAACTTTTGAAGCTTGACTTGTAACTGCATAGGCATGAGCACCTCCCATGTACCCTCCATTCTTAGAAAAGAGTGAGTACAAACCTGGCTTTGGAGGCTGTTCAAAGTGTCCGTAGCTGGGCTTTCCATAGTTTGTAACACCTTTTACCTCTACTTCTGGAAGTGTGCTTTTAAAAACTGCATCGTGTTCTAGAATGAGAGTTGGAACATCAGAGTCGATTGCTTTCTTCCATAGAAAGTAATGAGACAGAAAGCAAGACATCGTAGGCTCAGTACGACTATATTCATTATTCTCAAACTTTTTAATTGGTAAACCCTCTTTCTCAAAAAGATCTCTTGGGTCGTTTGCAGGTGTAATCGCTGGAAAGACTTCTACATCATATCCAAACTTCTTTGCAGAGTCGATGCACCTCTCAGACGCTTCAAGACTGTGGGGGTTATCAAGTATAGTAATTACGTATTTTTTCACTATGTTTCTCCAGAAAATCCTTAACTTGTATTGTTGCTTCAAATCCTGTAGCTTGTTTTAAGAGTGTTGTATCTGCACAAGTGCGTTCTCTCTCGCCTTCGTGTCCTTTCTTTACGGGTAGGGTCGGTACAATATCGCTAATACGAGTAGTAACACCAGTGCCGATATCGATGGGGCCAGTATAACTGCTATGGATGAGCAGTCGGATTGCTTGTACCAAATCGTTGCGATGTATAAAGTCACGTTCATGCTCCGTTACATATTCTAGTGTTCCTTGAAAGAGTTTATCGAAGAACATTCCAGTCCTTGCCTGCTCGTTGTAGACAGTGTGAAAACGCATCCAAACAACCTGCGGGTGCTCAATGAATTCCATAACGTGTTTGCTTGCAGCATATGGGTTCTTGTGTGGCTCGTATTGACTCGAAGATGAAGCTACCAAAACTCTTTTATCTCCGTAATGTTGTAGTAAACGCTGAGTCGCAGTGACATTGTTATGCCAGTATTTGCCAGGATTGTCAATACTTTCTCGTACTCCTCCAATTCCTGCCAAGTGTATAACTAAGTCAACTTCTGGTAAATCTGCAGTATTTATGTCGTGTCCAGACTTTTTGTCTAAACCTACAAGTTCGTGTTCTTTTCTTAATAAACTCCATAAGCCTGTGCCTATGAAGCCCTGGTGTCCAGTAATAAGTATCTTCATGATGTTGTTGTTGATCCTATGAGTTGTAAAGCTGTGTAAGGTGGGTTAATTACTCGAAGCCATGGGAAGAACTGACTACACATCACCGCATCGTTTGGCCAACCCCCTACTTTTTGTAGTTTGTCTAAAAGTTCTTGTGCTGCGAAAGGTTTAATGAGATAGGCAGAGTTGCCCGCAAGTCCTTGTGGACACGCATCTTTAGGCGCAACATAAGGAGCTTCTTGCACCCCCTGTTTCATGTTTAATATCTGCCAATAACGAAAGGAGTTGAAGGTTGCACCTCGAGGATCGTTCAGACCAAGTACTCCTCCTTCCCATTCAAAAGGAACAAACTCTCTTGTAAAGATAGCATCGTGTTCCAGTATCATTATTTCTTCGTTTAGTTCAACACACTCTCTCCAGAGTCGCGCATGAGATATAAGACAGGCAAAGACTTTGTTTACATCATTTGCAGCATAGCCTTTGAGTGTCATTCCTTCATGCTGTTGAACCTCACCCCGTAGAGGGTAAGTCCATTTAATTTTTATAAAATTATCTCGCTCCAGCGTATCAGGAGAGGTTTGTTGTATTATTTGAATAGGAATACTACAAGATGTCTGCAATTTTTCCATCGCAGATACAGATGTAGGATTGTTTGTGTCTCCAATTACAAATGCTTTCATTGTTTACCTATGTTGATAGTTTAGATTTAAATCCCCGTCTACAATCTTTTGAAGCATTTCAGTATCTTCTCCAGATTTTGGTAGATGTGTTTTTAAGAAAAAGTGTAGAAAGTGAGCATCTTTGAATGCTTCGTCTTTGATACCTTTGAACAAGCCATTCCACTTCCAGCTCATTCTATCTAGTTTCATACCCTCTGCTCTCACCCAGTAGTTTAAAAGAGTTTGATCTGTAGACCAACGCCATGCCCCATGACCTTCTACAAAAGGTTTAAACTTAGGCTGAGATATAAACTCTCTAGGAGATAGTCCATGCAAGTATTTAACTATAGATTTATTCATTACCATAAGACCCATATTGAAAAACTCATAACCATATTGATTAGGTCTGTGATCAGTAGGTAGACTAGAATACTGACCGTGGGAATATCCACGTATCTTGTTGTAGTAAGTATCAGTACAAGGCATTTCTCTTTCGACTACGCCACCAAAATCCGCTTCGGGGTCAAACTCCTCGAAGATATTGGGCGCAGTATCTCTGATATATATGTCTGAATCGACCACTGCAATCTGATCGTAGTCATCGAAAAAAGTAAAAGCGTGTTCTTTTTCATATATTGGTAGGTATCCTAATCTAAGGGCTCCCTCACTTCTCTGGGACTTTCCTTCATCTGGTTTAATTTTAAGAACAGGTTCTGTAAGAACGTAGTGGTCTATACCATACTTTTCACAGTAGTTACTTACAGATTCTTGACAAAATTCATAAAGTTTAGATGCTCCTCCTCGTAAACTTGTTAAATCAGAGGGCTTTCCTACATCTACTTGGAAAATTAATCGTTTCATTTAGTAGCCTTTACAATGTAGCTGTCAGGGTGTGCTGACTTTCTTCCATCAAATACCTCGACCAAAGCACCAGAATCTTTTACAGTGTTTATGAAAGACAGGCTTTTTTCCATGCTGTATTTTTCAGAAAACTCTTGTAACCATCTATGTTTTAGTTGCTGTTCGGTCATATCATGTACAGCCCAAACATCTTCTATAAAATATGTACCTCCTTTCTTTAGTAGAGGATAGAAGTTAGAAAAGGTATCTTCATTTATTTGAGGCCAATGCCCTCCATCGTCTATTATAAAATCAAATTCTACACCAGGCCATACGTTATTTACAGTTTCTACTATCTCAGGACTTCCTGAATCTCCTTTTAACCATTTAACCCTGTCTTCGTCTAGTATATCCCCCACGTCGCTAGGCTTTAATCGTGTAAAGATATCAATAGTATATAGTGTAGCATTTGGGAAATACTCAAAGAAAGCTCTTAACGAGTTCCCATGAAAAGTACCAATCTCAAGTATATTTATATTTTCCAACCTCTTAGGCTCGAAAAAAGGTTCGTACGCTAAGTGATACCTATGCTTCACTGCTTTATCAGATTTATGTCTATTAAGTATTGTTTCCAAGTTATCCATATTAATATTCCTTATACTTCTTTACTTCTGAAATAACGCTTCCAGAGTGTATGTTTATTTGCTTTTTAAGGTCTGCTCGCCTGTCGTTAAGAATATAAACAAGTCGAGCTAGTTCTATAAATTTTTCATCAAAATCTTTTGTTACTTCGTACTCCCTTTTATCATCTTCTATATCCCACAAGAGACTATTAACAGTATGAAGCATACTTACAAAAGATGTAACAAGTCTATTAGGCTTAGTACCTTTTGCTAGATCTTCCAGAAGCTGTAGCTCTTCCGCTACATTTAGACCTTTATCTTTCTTTATCCTAAGTATTGTAAGTTTGTCAAAGAGTTCAGCAACAGGTACAGGTACTTTTACCACCTATAAATCCTCCATAAAAGTATGCTTTACTCCGCTAGCTACAGATCTGTAGATGTGATGAGACGGTACTAGTAAGTTTTTAAAGTACTCTGGTCTGCGTTTAGCATAGAGATGTATCTGCTCTGGCTTTTTAAAAAGCTCGGCAAAGTGCAAAAACCCTGAGTCAATTCCTACATGAAGAGCAGACTTGGACATAATCCAGGCAATAATAGGAAGAGACGCAGGACCTTCTAGCCTAGGATCTGTGTTTCCTGCTCCCAACATAATAATTTCATATCCCTGTTCCGAGTATATTTCTTTTAGTTTTTCTATATCTCTTGGATTGATACACCTGCTATCCTTCGGGTTTGCTGCAACCCCTTGCAGTGTAATAAATTTTTCTGGTAAAACAAAAACTTCTGAAAGATCCAAAGGTGTTAGTTCAGGGTACATCAAAAACTCATCTGCATCTACACATTTATCCATAATCTTTTCTATATTTATTTTTTCCAGAGGACCTCCTAGATGTGTACCATAATAAAAGGTTTTAACATCTAACCCCTTACTTTCAAGATGTTCTATCCACTTTACATCATTGTATGTAGAAATATTATGTACTTCTATCTTTAACTCATCTTCGGAGAAAAATCCCAAGATTTCAGCCCACTTTTCAGGCTTATCTCTGTTGTATTTATCTGCTGTAATATGCAAGGTAACAGGTTTTCCTGTATATTTATGATAGGAATAACCTACTCTACATTGATGTAACATATCTCCCAAACCTGGACAGGTAAATGGAAAATGCCCTCTGACAGACCCTGCACGGGTAGCTAAGTGTGCTCTACTCATTTATCAAACCTTATATTTTGTTCTTTTTCTCTATCGTCTAGTTCATAGCCAATACGATAATTATTGTTTATTTCAATAGCTTTTTCTAAAAGTGATAAGTTAGAATCAAACTTAGAGAAAGCTAGTGTATCTTTTGGGAAACATGCACCACCGTATCCCTGCTTTCCGTCAAAGCCGGGTACCTTAGTGTGGGATATGCTTATTCGCTTATCTGCTCCTACAGCCTTTATTACTTTATTAAAGTTAGCCCCATGAGAGTTACAAGAGTCGTATAGTTGGTTGAAGAAAGTAACTTTTGTAGCTAAGAAAGAGTTTATAGCATACTTTACGAAACTTGCTTCTGCTTTTGTCATCTTATACACAGGACAAGGAGTGCATAAACTATAGTCCTCGTATAACTTTTCAAGTGCTGAAGTCTCTGCGGGGTTTCCGCCCATTATATGAAACTCTGGACTAACAAACTGCTCACACGCAGACTTTTCAGTAAGAAACTCGGGATTATACACAACATGATATTTACTTATTATATCAGGTGTAATAGTAGATTTAACTACAATAATTCCTGTAACTTGTCTTAAAGTTTTCATAACTTCATCAAGAATTGTTGTATTTATATCTCCATCTTCTCCCATTGGGGTAGGTACACACACAAACGTAAAGTCAGGAGCCCACTCATGTAACTCTTCAACGCTTGTGCCATATTTTGGGTCAATTATTTTTTTCTTTACACGAGTAGAGGTAAAGCCGTAATCTACGGCTTTACCCACAAATCCGTGTCCAACTATTGCTATTCTCATACAGGATCTCTTTCAGCTACATGGGTCATTTCTTTAATCGTTTTCAACGACCAATCACCCATGTGCGTCCATTTTGCTAATCGTAGGATTTCTTCATCAGTAAGAGTTTCGTTGTCTACTAGATCTTCACAACCAAACTCATCATCGAACTGATCTACTTCTCCCATGAATACTGCCTCTACAGCATCTTGTTCGTCTTGATCATCTTCAATCGCTACGAGGTATCTCGCATAGACTGTAGCTTCTGTAGTAACGAGTTGGTATTTCACTACATACGCTCCTTGAGTGCGTCAATGGCTGTAGTAAGCTGGTCAAGATTAGAGAAGACAAAGCTAACGTCATTAGCCCAGTTGTCGTCATTACCAATTTCTTTTCCACTAAATTTAAGTACGAAGCCATTGTCAGCGACAGTAACTTCAAATGTATTATCAACTTCTTCATAATTATCAAACATTAAATTGCTCCATCTAGTATATCTTTTAGGTTAGGGTGAAAGTAGTTTGGTCCTTTTAGCACTTTGCCATCTTCTCTATAAATAGGCTTGCCATCTTCACCCAACTTACTCATGTTGCTACGATGCACTTCATGGTAACACTCGTCCAGATCAATACCAAAGGCATGACCAGCACCATATACTACATAGAGAATATCAGTAAGTGCATCTGCTATCTCTACAATATCCATTCCTTCAATGCCTACGTTGAGTTCTTCAACTTCTTCTCGTATCAGTTCTAGTCGTAGCTTGGCTAGTTCTGGAGAAGGGCAAGTAGGTTCAGTAAGTACCTCTTGTCCAAAGGCGTTCATAAAGTCGCCTGCTAGTTCAAAGTTGGTACTTCCAGTTAATTCATTTATATCCATAGTTTTAAATCTCTTAGGGGTGTAGTTTTCAATGACGGGATCAACCCCACTCATTACATCAGCTGCATCATCTACTGCCGTTTTATTAAAAATATTGTCCCAGTTGTCTGCAAATTCTTTTCCATCTACAGACTTGGGTCTTGCCTTGCTGCCTTTACCCGCCATAAATCACCGCCTTAATATCTTTTAGCTCTAAGATAAGTAGTTCTTCTCCGTCTACTTCTAAAGTGTCCGTTCCAGAGTATTTTCCAAAAACAACTGTATCTCCAATTTCTATATCTTCAATCTTACCCAACGCCTTTACCTCGCCTTGATTAGGTTTCTCTTGGTGGGCATGGGTCAGTAAAATGCCTCCTGCACTTTTTTCTTCCGTTTCTTCTCTTTTTACGAGTAATCTCTCGCCAATAGGTCTTATCTTCATTTCATTGTGTCCTAGTATTCGTTTAAATTTAGTGCAATAGTAACTCTATGAGTTTCGTACTGCTTAGCAGGGATAGTGTGCAGCAGGTACGAAGGGAATACTATTATATCTCCTTCTTCTACATCAGGTGTATATGTAGTTGGTTTTATTGTGCATTGACCCATACAGGTACTATTCATAATAGATCGTAGTGCCCTAATTGGGTCTTCAAACATAGGTGCTTTGTGTTCTTTATCAAAATTTAAAAAGTGTATTGCAGACAGTGTCGAAGGCATATGATCGTGCCATTCTTGATACTCATTATTTTTATACACTTGATACCAACAACTAAGATGTCCACTAAAGCCTCCAAAAATAGACTTAAATATAGACTCATATTCGTCGTGTATATCTTCGTCAAACAATAGTTTCTGCTCAAAAGAAGTATGACACTTGTGTGTAGTCCACCCCTCAGGAATTTTATATATGTTATCCTCATACCCTTTTATAAATAGGTCTAGGTATTTTTCCTTTATTTTATTATGATTGGGGACTTTAACCTTCCAGAACGGGCTAGAAAATAATTCTGTCCTCACTTTAAAATATCCGAATATATCTTTAGTTTATTCCTTTTAATTGGAATGCGGTTGTCTAACTGCTCTTGAGTTATCCAACCAAACTCCACCATTAAATCTATCATAGCAAGTACATCACCTGCTTCTTTTGCAAGTTCGTCAATCTTTTCCTGTTCAAAACCAAATCGTAAGACTTTACTACAGGCTTGAGTTAGTTCCCCACACTCTTCCATTGCGATTATTAATAGTTGTTGCTTCCATGTAGGTTTGTTACTGAGCCTCATCAAAACCCTCCGACAGTATTTGTATCTGTCCGACAGCACAAAGAATTAAGCCCGTAACCAAGAAGTAAATTGCGGGGTCTAGAAGTGTCCATATAGATATATTACAGACACCTAGACCGAGTGTGATTGCTCCTGAATTGCGGAGTAAGATGTTTTTGAGTCGTTGCATATAAAATACCCTTTATTTATCAATTTATAAGAGTATTATACGCAAGATAACCTGAAATGTCAAGAACTATTGTATGATAGCTGGTCTTTCTAGCCAGTTGTCATGCAAGTCATACCATTCTTCGGCAAGTGCCTTGGTACCAAACTTGGGACTAACTACATTCCCTTTGTGGTTGATCCACCACCACTGACCTTCTTGTTCAATTAGTTTCATTTTGTTTGTCCTTCCATTCTTGTGCTTTTTCGGGGGTTGAAAAATAAAGAGGTCCAACATGGTTGCCCTCTTTATCTATCCAGCGATAGCATTTAAAGCCTCTGCCGTAGAACTCTACGATTTCGTATGGAACTTTTCCATCCATTCTTTAGCCTCTGCCTCAGTGTCAAAGTAGGGGCTTTGCATCAGCCCCAACCAGTTTTTCCAATACCATTTACCGTCTTTCTTTGCGAGGCTCATGCTACCTCGCGTATATACAACTCTACAGGCCCTGTAGAGTCTGCTCCATGTTCATCGAGCCATTCATCTTTTTGTTCGTCTGTTAGGTGAACCCAGTTTGTCGGCAAAGGTTCAAAGCCGTTTATAGTATCAACTACTAATGTTCTCAATTTAACCACCCCAAGTTATGTGCATTGCCTATGATAATCATAAAGCAAGTGAAAATATGAACGAACCACCAGAAAGTTCTAATTCCAGCTACTACGTTCGCTTGTTTGTCGGTCTCTCCTACTTTCTCGCCAAGAGACTTTGCCCAGATCCTCCACCATTTTTTAAGCACGTTTTTCACCGTACCAGTATAAATATGTGTTTTGGTGTTCTCGATCTTCGAAAATTACTGTTGATTCATATACATTTGTGTGTTCTTGAACATGCCACTGATGCTTAGGTATATGATCTTTTAACCATGTGCGTGTTGCACGAGTGTAATCACTATGAATCTTTGTCTCGAAGGGTTGTTTACCCATCCAACGTCTTTTATAGTCTACAATTTCTTGTGGTGTCATAATAAAGGTTTTTGTCCTGCATCTAAGAACCAGGGTATCTCGGTTCTACAGTCTGTGCACAGTTTCAGTTTGAAACTATACAGTAAAATTAGGTGTGTGTTTCCACAGTTGGGGCACTTTTTAGTTGTTTCTTTCTCGCTCACGCTTGCGCTTCTCCCACTGCTTTTGTTCGTATTTGGTATGCTCCCAGAGACAATATGCTCCTGAGCCCATGATTAATAATAGTGCTGTGCTCATAATATAATCTAGTACTCCCATTAGTTGTTCTCCCAAAATAAGTCTGTTAAGATTTCTTCGTAAGCATAGGCTTCAACTTCCCACGGGGTCTTTGCGTACTCTAATCCTGTGCAGTCAGTGGTTTCTTCACCATGACGCCACACATGATCTACCAAATTAATTTGCCCTCTTGCAAATTGCTTGGCGTGTACTAGTTCGTGGGCTAAGGTTCTTGCAATCTCTACGGGTGTGTAGAGAGTTTCTTCACCGCATTCATATACATGATGGGTGGCAATGTCAATGACTGACTCTTCTTCATCGCCTAAGCAGAAACCTGCGTGGCTGTGGTCAGCATCAATAAATTTCTTGAAATTGACATGAATATCATAATCTTCGTGGTAACTGCAGAACAGTGCGTTCACGCAGTCATCAATATAATCTTTGTACTTCTGTGCAATGTTCTTGCCTGTGCTAATTGTTATCATGTTGTTCCTCCGATTTATATGTATATTATACGGAAGTTTCAGCACAGTGTCAAGTGTTATTTACGCTCTTTATGAAATTTTTCCTGGCGTTTACGCTCTCGCACAACTGCAGATTGCTTTTTTCTTTTACGCTTTTGACTTGGTTTCTCGAAAAATTCTTTCTCCTTGTAGTCAAATAGCTTATTGCTGTCTACAATCTTGCGTTTGAATTTTCGTAATGCTTGATCCACATTACCATTTTTTACAAATACAGTCATTACTCTACGTTCTCCGTATACCACCAGAGAAAAAGAGCGAGTGCTACTATTGCAATTATATCGTTTGTACTCATTTTTTAAACCTGAATCCTCTCTTACGCAGATAGTTTACTTGATTCCTAATAGATTGCTCTGTTCTACTAGGAAGTAGATACATTAAATCCTCAATATTCAACATGAAGTAATTCTCAGAAAGTATTCTGCGTTCATCTACTGTCCAAGGTTTCTTCTTATATTTTTTCATAGACGAGTATTATAGTCTATGAAAACTACTTTGTCAAGAATTATTTTTCAGCATCCAAAAATAGTTGTTGACAAGCAAGTTGATATGATGTATAATCCCTGCTTAGAGACTAGAAAAATATTCGGAATATCAAAAAATAATTCTTGACTGGTTGCTTATTCTTGCGTATAATAGTCTTTCTAAAATGGAAATACCAATCCAAGAAACGGAGAAACATATGGTTATGGAAATTGCAATTTTCATATTCTGTCTTATTGGTTGTGGCATGACAAGCTACCATTTAGGCAGGCAGGAAGGTATAGAAACAACAATAGAACATTTAGTAGATCAAGGTATGTTAGAGGTAGAGAGTGAAGAGTGATTGGAAAGATTATCAATACCACGAAGTAGATGGAAGAGCCTTACATATATTTGACAACTTAATAAACTATGACGAAAGAGAGCATATGTATATATGGTGCAGTAGTAGAGACTTTTGCACCACAGGAAACGATACACAAAGACCCGAACACTTAGGGGACTTTAATTTATTTAGCCCAATAGAATGGGAAGACATAGAAACTCGATGCCCTTTAGCAAGGGCAGAAAATATACACTACTTGTCGCCCTTTTTAGAAGGTTATATCAGAACACAAAGTAGAGTTAATCTATCAACCTTGCATGATAAGGATAGGTTTCATACGGATGGAGGCTCTGGAAGCCCTTGTTTAACTTTATTATACTACCCCCATATGACATGGGATAAAGAATGGGGAGGATACACGCTGTTTACAGATAGAACAGGAAAGAATTTAGAGTTTGTATCCTTCTACGAGCCGGGACGAATTATTTTATTTGATGGATTAATTCCTCATTGTATAAGCAATCCCAACCCTCAAGCTCCTTTTTATAGGCTAAGTTTTGTAATACAGTATGTAAAGGATAACAGTTGAAAAATAAACTAGAGATTGTAGAAACAACCTGTGAACTGGTCGCAGATACTTTGTACATAGTGCGAGACGCGAACAGAGTTTACATGAAAACAAAATATAAGGGCGTTGCAGAAACAGCGTTCGATAAGTTAAAAACCGAATATCAGAGGACACAAAATGCCAGTTAAGTTTAAAGAATCAGAACCTTTAGTAAGAAATCGTAAACGAGTAGGAACTAAACACTACTATATGCACACCACTCCTACAGAGGAGATTGTAAAAGCATTCGAGAACGATAACACTAAACCTAAACTAAAGAATAAATATAAGAACGAGCTTGTAAAACGAGGCGTTCTCAGTTATTAGCTTAGCCAGCTTCATAGGCTCGCATAGGTTCATGCGTTAAAAGAGTCGTAAAAGAAACCAGATCCCTTCGGGGTTAACGGAGAAAAATACGATGGACTATACAATGACATACAGAGGTGTAAAATACGTTAAATCAGTGAAAGCTGAGAGTGGTGTAAAGAAAGCCTCTAAGTAAAAATAACAGCGCATGGGAAACTGTGCGCTGATTTAACCCGTCTACCGAAAGGAGACACAGAGCGTTCCGAAAGGGCGCATGGAGATATAAAATGACTACTACACAGCAGTTATCAATGGCAGACCTGCCGAAATTTTTTCTAGGGTTTGACCGAATGCACGACCAGTTCCTTAATAATACTTTTGACAATGGCTACCCACGATACAATATCGTAAAGACCGGTGAAACAGGCTACTTGATTGAGCTTGCTATACCAGGTTGGGACAAGGATGATGTAGAGATTAGCCTGCACAAGAACGTATTACAGATTCAGGGCAAGCGTAAGCAACAGTCAACAGGTCAAGAAGTTTATCTTCATAAAGGCTTGAGTGGCAAGTGCTTTACACGAACCTTCAAAGTGGGAGAATATATTGAACTAGAGAAAGCATACATGGAGCGTGGTCTCTTGTGTATCAGCCTAGTACAAAATGTTCCCGAATCTGAATTACCAAAATACGTTAAGATAGATTAACAAGGGTCAAAAATTAAAGGAGAACTTGGAGTGAAAAACTTTCGAGAAGACGAGCGTGTCTGTATACTTTGCAACCTTTTGGGCGCATTAGTAGCAGTAACGCTTCCAATACCAGTGATTTATTTCGCCAGTTTACATTACGGAATTTAATAAGGAGATCCCATGAATAGAGAACAAGTTCAAAGCCAATTAGCAATAGATGAAGGTATAGTTCACGCAGTATACCTAGACCATTTGGGGTATCCTACCTTCGGTATAGGACACCTCATCAAAGAAGATGATCCAGAGTACGGACTAGAGGTGGATACACCTGTATCCGAAGAGCGTGTAACAGAAGCCTTTCAAGCTGATTTAGATATTGCGATTAGTGAGTGTCAAGCTCTCTATGACCAGTGGGACGGCTTTCCTGGGGAAGTCCAAGAGATTTTAGTGAACATGATGTTTAATCTTGGTCGTACCCGCTTATCAAAATTCAAAAACATGAGAAAGGCAATCGACAACGAGGACTGGGCTACTGCAGCGGTCGAAGGACGTGATTCACGTTGGTATCGACAAGTAGGTAATAGAGCAGAGAGACTCATGGAGCGTTTAGAGAATGTCTAAAATCTTAATGGGCGTAATCGGTGCTATGGCAGTAACTGGTTACGCCTATTACTTTTTAACAGTTGCACCACTTAAAGTGCAAAACCAAGAACTGAGAGATATGAATACTGCACAGCAGTTGACAATCGAAACTCAAAAAGATACTATCAGTTCTATACAGAATAATTTAAAAGTTGCACAGGAAAGTCTTACTACGCTGTCAACTCAAAACCAACAGTACGAAAGCCAGATGGCAGAGTACCTCGATATCTTTCGTAGACATAACTTAGCGCAGCTAGCCAGTGCAAAGCCTGGACTTATTACAAAGAAAGCGAACGCTAGAACACAGGAGGTTTTCGATGCGATTGAAGCCGATACTCAGCGCATTAGCAATCTTAACAATTAGTGGCTGTTCTCTCTTTCCTCAAGAAGCAAGGGAAGTAGAGATCGTCACTAAACCAATCAAACTGGATATAATCCAGCCCACCTTACCACGACCTGTCGAGTTGAAAGAGCCTCGATGGTATGTCGTATCAGATGCAAAGATAGCAGGCGAAGATCGTACCTATCTTGACAAATTTATAGAAGATATAAAGAAACAACATGGCGGAGATGTAGTCTTTATCGCCATGAGTATTGCTGATTATGAGTTGATGTCTTATAATACGCAAGAACTGAAAAGATACATCAACCAGCTAGGAGAAGTGGTTGTATATTATAGAAACGTAACCATCAATGACGAACCTGCGGGTGCGATTGGTGTACAAACAGAAGGAAATTAATAATGGCGTTATTCGCTAGACTCCCTGCGGCTAAAGCAGAGCAGTGTATAGATTCTTGGCCGGAACATAGATGGTACTATAGAAGTATAGACTGGTTGTTGCAACAGCCTTTAAATAAGCATATTAAAAATATAACTTTAAATGAGCCTTTACTAAAAAGTATAAAAGAAGGAGGGTTTATAAATCCTTTTCTCTTTACTGACAAATGGTATCCAATTTGTGGTAGTCAAAGACTTCGTGCCGCTATGGAACTGACCAAAAAAGAAAGACAAAAAACAGTTGTAAGAGTTTGTAGGTTTACAAAACCAGTATGGAACCCTTTCTTTGACTGGCACGATAAAGCAGAAGGTATGAAGTGTGCTCAAGTATACTTCCAAATGGCTGAGGTCGCTTTTAAAACAATTTACTGTCAAGACACTGACGAAAAAGGTCAGCCAATGGTATATTATGAGGAGTACGGAAATAAGCTACACTGGGACGTACGAGACGGGCCCAATGCTCCCAAGATACAGTTCAAATAGTTCTTGACAAGTTCCCCGAAGTTTAGTATAATAGTTGTCTAAATTTACGGAGAATACCATTGAATTTATTTTATCTTGACCAAGACCTTGACAAGTGTGCCGAGTATCATGTTGACAAACATATTGTCAAGATGCCTCTCGAAGTAGCACAGCTACTCTGCACAGCAATCTGGGTTGACAAACATCTAGGCTTTATACCTCGCGCACTTGAGAAAGATGAGCGTGATCATTTGAATGCCTTGAAGAAAGAGATCAAGCATCTTCCACCAGAAGAGCGACCACTCACTCCGTATCTGCCTATGATGTACAATCACCCTTGCACAATCTGGGTGCGTTCATCGCTAGATAATTTTGAGTGGACTCACTGCTATGGTAATGCTTTGAACGAAGAATATCGTTATCGCTATGGTAAAGACCACAAGTCGATTGCACAAGTAGTAAACAAACTACCTGAGCCAGTGAATATGCCTCGTAAGGGTTTTACTACTTTTGGGCTTGCTATGCCTGACGAGTTGAAAGACTATGACAACCCAATCCAGTCGTATCGTGATTACTATCATCTTGATAAGGCTACATTTGCTGTATGGTCTCATCGTGAGAAACCACATTGGTGGAACGAGGACTATGCAGACTATGAAAAACGGATTACTGCTAAGTGATAGATGTAATCAAATGGGTAGCATCTATAGTAATTATTATAGCGGTAATACTTAGAGCATCGGGAGATGAGTATCATATGTATGATCTCATCTTTAGTTTCACAGGCACTAGCCTATGGTTAATAGTATCTTTCGCATGGAAAGATAAAGCACTAATACTTCTTAATGCAGTGATGGGTTTTACCTTATTAAGTGGTTTAGTGAAAGACTATATTTTATGAAAAACATTGCACAAAGCGGAGAATTACCAGTGTGGGTAGCAGAAGATCACAAAGAACAAAGTCCGTTAGATCGGCAAGAAGGTGGCTCGCATTACGACGTGCCTATACAGCCTTTAGAATATATACACAAAAACGGTTTAGGATATATAGAAGGCAACATAATTAAGTATGCAACCAGACATCGAAAGAAGAATGGGGCAGAGGATATAAAGAAAATCATACACTATTGCGAATTATTATTGGAGTTAGAATATGG